TACTTCACTTAAACTCCATTTATGATGTTGAAGTAATGCAAAATTAATTTTAAAATAATCCTCTAAAGTCTCTCTGGCGAGACTTACGCGAAAAAATCGGCAAGACCCTCCAAAACAACTGGATTCTCAACACCAGTCTTTGGATTTGTTATAGTGAACTCATATTTAAGTTTAGGAATAGTATCAAAAAATCTTTTAACTTGTTTATAATGTTTTGATGTTAATTGATTTTCAATATATTCTTCAAGTTCTTTTTCTGTATAATCTGAAGCGTACCAACATTCTTCAGTTGTTTCGTTGTAGATACACTCAACACACGAACAAATAGTTTTTAACGTTGATTCATATTTTGAATTATTTGTTCCCAAATCAAAGTTCTTTTCTAGAAAATCATCAAACTCTGGATACTTCATTTTAATTTTTAGTTCATCAGTTAACTGAATGACTGGATTGTGATCATCAGACTTAACTACTTTAATCTCATCAATTGGAACCTCATGACTCACTTCAGTAACTCCATCATCACCACATGTAATAACTAAATCAATAGTTTCTCCAATCGACTTTGCTCTAATGTTTAAAAAGAGATATTCAATATCAAATATAGGAAGTGTTTTTACTTTGATTCCTTTAGTAATAATACAGTTAGTGATAACATCAAGAACTGCTCTTGAGATTTCTTTTTGATCGCCAGATTCTAATGCCAGAATTAGAATCTTTTCTTCCTTCACAAGAAAAGGTCTGTACTTAATTTTCTTACCATTTGAAGGAAGTTCTAGTTCATATGTTGGAGTTACAATTTGCGGTAGTGGCATAATATCCTCATTATTTTTCTAAAAAATATTTATGCTACAGAATAACGTTCGTACTCAAATGTGACACTTATTTGAAGTATGTCTGCTGTATCGTAACTAACAGGAACTGAAGAAATATCAACAGGAAATGCTCTATAAAAAGTATATTTCAGCCCCTCAACGTTATAAGTTCCTTTGGTGTTATTTGGTCTCCATCTGTTTGATTCACCAAAAGAATCTTTTTCAAATTTTGTTAGAGTAATTGTAGTTTGATAATCATCTTTATAGTTCATCCTATAAAAGTTAGCTTGATTTCCTACGCCAATTCCATTAGAAATGCCAGTTCTATTCTCAACACCAGGAACAGATATTGTAGTGGGACCATCACTCTGTATAACAGGATTAATTAAGTTAAACCAACGCTGAAAAAACCTCACAACGTCATGATCTTTATCGACATAAAAAGTACAATCAATTGCTAAGTTTTTCCTGTAAGTTGGAAATATTTCAGATAATCCTTGTCTTGCACCAATCAAGGTTTCATACTCAAGTGATGTTCCAGGTATTTGTGCTGCTCTGCACATTACAGAAACTTTTTCGTTTAGTCCAGAAAAAGAAGCAGCATCTCCTCTTTGAGATATGTCTCGTGGACCATCTGTTATTACATTACTAGGTGATTTATTATCTACGTATTGAATAATATTGCTGTTTACATCTATTTCTAGTTTATATTGATCTGTTAGAGAAACTTTTGTAAAAAGGTTTTTAACCTTTTCTATTGAATAAACTTTTGCCATTCTCTATAAATAGATTGGGGAATATATATTTATTTATGAGTTATCAGGGAAGATTTTATCCAAAAAATAAACAAAAATACAAAGGTGATGTGAACAATATCATTTATAGATCTCTTTGGGAAAGAAAGTTTATGAACTATTGTGACTTAACAGAGTCTGTATTAGAATGGCAATCGGAAGAAATTGTCATTCCTTACCTATCACCTATTGACAATAAAGTTCATAGATACTTTCCAGATTTTGTAATGAAAGTGAGAGAGTCTACAGGTGACATTAAGACATATGTGATTGAAATCAAACCGAAAAAACAAACTGTAGAACCTGATAAGAATCCAAAAAGAAGAACTAAAAGATGGATTAATGAAATCTATACTTGGAATGTGAATCAGGCAAAGTGGAAGGCAGCAGAAGAGTACTGCAAAGATAGATTGTATGAGTTCAAAATACTCACAGAAACCGAACTGGGGATATGAAACAAAAACCAATAGGGAAAGTCATACTGGATGAAGTAGTTCCAGGACAAAAAAGAAGAAATAAAGATTGGTTTTCTACACGTCTTTATGAAGAATTAGAAAAAGTTCAAGATGATACTCCAGATTACGATGCAATATGTGGAGTATCACCTGGGAATTTATATTTCTATTCATACGATGCAAAGTATGCAAAAAAACTTCCTTATTGGGACACAAGACCATTGACGTATATTATAGAGTTAACTGGTGATGGGTTTTATGGATACAACTTACATTATGTTAATCCAGAATTTAGAAAAGTTATAGCAAAGTCATTAAAGAAAAATAGTGTAGCATTTGCTCCAAGAGAATGTTTCCATCAATATTTGTGTGCTGGATTGACTTCCTCTCCTATGAAAGTTCCAAAAGATTCTTGGGAAAGCGTGGCAGTATTACCAACAGAAAATTTTGTAGACAAATTCAATCAACCAGTAGCATCATCAAGAGTTTGGAGCATATAAATGGCAAATAAAACCGTACCAACATCAAATGGAGTTAACTTAGTAGTTGATAATAATGGAAAAGTAGTACAAGCATTTACTCAATCAAACAATACCCCAACGTATTTACCATCAAATGACCCCAAAGTTACTGCTGCTATAAGTAACCTTAATAATAGTCCAGCATTAAAAACTGCTTTGAAACTTCCAAATACGACAACTACAGTTGCTCAAAACTATGATAAAAATGGAACTAGATCAACCACACAAACACAACCACCAAATCAAACAAACAACACATCAAATCCAAATCCAAATAATGATACTAAATACAATCCAATATTTACTGGGCAAGGTGGAACTACAAAAGCATTAATCTATCCTTTAGACTTATCTAAAGATCAAGATAGGATGATTATCACGATGTATCGTTATAGAAATACTATCAATAATTTTATTGATGAAAGTATTGGTGGTAGACCTGGAGGAAGAGATATCAGCAATGTTGAAGAGGGAGATGGGAAACCATTGGCATATATTGTCTTACCTATGCCCAATACAATTAATGATATCAGTAAAGTTGAATGGAGTGCAGATGTTTTACCAATATCTCAATTAGCAAGTGCTGGGATAGGGGGAGCGATTAATAATATCGCACAAAGAAGAATAAGAGGATTAGAACAATCAAATATCGGAAGAACTGAATTTCTCAATCAGCGTGACCAAATTAATAAAAATGCTAATGATGCAAATGCAAAAATTGATGGTGTTTTGCAGGAGAGATTTCTTTCTAGATTTACTGGGACAATAACAAATCCAAACCAAGATCTACTATTTACTGGAAATGGATTGAGGAACTTTACATATTCATTCGATCTATTCCCAAGAAACAAAGCAGAATCTGAAGAGATAAGAAGAATAGTAAGAACCTTTAGGCAAGGAATGCTTCCTAGAAAATTAGAGGCAGGAATACTAGTTGGAGCACCTAACGTTTTCCGAATAAGATTCATTAAAGGTGGAACTAATCAACCTCTAAAAGATGTAAGACGGCACAAAGAACTTGCTTTGACTAGTTTTGTCGCTGATCCCACTCCAGGTGATGTATGGATGACACATAATGATGCCGACCATAGTACAATTGGATTTAAAGTATTAATGGGATTTACTGAACTTGTTCCTATCTACTATAATGACTTTGTTGATGCAGAAGGAAAAGAGATTAAAGATATCAATGGCGATCCAATAGAAGGTTCAATAGGTTACTAATGGGATACTTTAGAAATTTACCAAATATCAAATATCCATATTTTGGTATAACACAATCATCATCTAATGATGAAATTTTAACTAAAAATATTTTTCGAAGAGCAAAACTTAGAGATGACTTTATTCGCTATTATACATTCTTCGAAAAATATCAAATACTTGGTGATGAAAGACCAGATACAGTTGCTTATAAAATATATGAAAGACCTGATTATGATTGGGTAGTTTTATTAGTCAACAATATTGTAAATATAAAACGCGAATGGCCAATGACTCAGTTAGATTTAAATAACTATTTGAATGCGAAATATACTCCAGAACAACTATCTGCTGTTAAATATTATGAAACAACTGAGATTAGGGATGCATATGGTAGATTAATTTTACCTGCTGGTTTGAGAGTTAAAGAAGATTATGAGATAACGTATTTTGATGATTTAGTACAAAGAACAATAAACCCTGTTAACCCAGTCACATTCTATGAGTATGAAACTCTAATGAATGATCAAAAGAGAAATATTTATATACTTAAACCTACAGCAGTCTCATCATTTGTTGAAGACTTTAAAGATACTGTTAGATATTCAGATTCTAGTGATTTGATTGATGGTGAAACTAAGGCAGCATTCAATCCATTTATTAGTCAATAAAAAAGGGAGGCATCTGCCTCCCTTTTTGTTACATGCGTGCCAGAGATTCGAAATAACTCAGAGCATCATCTTCATCTTCATCATATCGAGATGTTGCTTGAGCAGCATACTTAGGCGCTTCATCTTCTTGCTTATTGAAGTTCGGAGTGTAACTCGGAACAGGAACATTATTAGAAGGAGTAGAACCACCATAGAAAGAATCATCTTCATCTTCAAAAGATTCATCAGTCTTCTTAGGAGCACCCTTACCCAGAGCAGTATTGAGACGTGCTTGAAGTTGTTCGTAAGTCTTGAACTGGTCGGGAGCAGTGAAGGCAGTTAGAGAGTGTTCTTGTCGCCAGATGAGTTCCAGTTCACCGTCATCTTCGTGAAGAGGACCAGGAGCAGCAAACTCAGAACTATCATAGTTCCAGTAACCGGCAACCTTCTTAATCTTAATCTTGAAGTTAGCACCTTGCCACAGGTCGAAAGGATTCATCGGAGATTCATCTTCAAACTCAGGTTGCATCGCTGCCATAATCTTATCAAAGATTTTCTTACCATACTTAAAGAGCATCACACGACCCTCGTTTTCGGGATTAGCAGGGTCTTTAACAATATAAACGTTGCTGTAGTAACTCAGTTTACGCTTTTGCTTACGGGCAACTTCCTTATCAGCGTCAAAACCAGAGTTCCACAGACGACGATTATCTTCGCAAACAGGACAAGATTGTCCAATAGTGGTAAGACAGTTATCAATAAACCAACCACCATCACCTTGGAAAGCGTGAGAATAAACCTTCACCCAAGGAAGTTCTTCACCATCGGGCGCAGGGAGGAATCGAACAACAGCGAAACCATTACCTGCCTTATCAACTTCGGGTTTCCAGAAGCGTTCGTCAGCAGAACCAGAGGAGACATTCATCTTCTCAACTTCCTTGACAAGTTTTTGAGTGAGAGAACCGAGATTGGATTGCTTCTTAAG